TGCTATCCTAGAAAACCAAGAAAGGGCTCTAATCGAAGAGCGTTCAGCCTCTCAGGGTTTCCTAGCGGAATCTCCAACTAACTCAACTGGTGACGCAGTTTCTAACTGGGACCCAGTATTAATCTCACTAGTACGTCGTGCAATGCCTAACCTAATGGCATATGATGTATGTGGTGTACAGCCAATGTCAGGACCAACTGGTTTGATCTTCGCTATGAAGTCACACTACAATTCACAGACTGGTCCAGAAGCTCTAGGTCTAGACGAAGCAAATTCAGCATTCTCTGGCTCTCAGTCTTCATCACAATCTGGTGATTCATCAGGTATGTCTGGGTTTGATTCATCAGACGGTTCAGGTCGTTCTGTAGACGCAGCCGGTCGACCAATGCAAACATCTGCAGCTGAAGGACTTGGCGAAGCTTCTGGATCATTCAAAGAGATGGGTTTCTCAATCGAGAAGCAAAGTGTTGTTGCTAAGTCACGTGCATTGAAGGCAGAGTACTCTCTAGAACTTGCACAAGATCTTAAAGCAATCCACGGTCTTGACGCAGAGACAGAGCTTGCGAACATTCTTTCAACTGAGATCCTAGCGGAAATCAACCGTGAAGTAGTTCGTACAGTAAACACTCAAGCTGTTCTAGGTGCACAACAAGCATCAATCGCTGCTAAGGGCGTATTCGATCTAACTGCTGATGCAGACGGTCGTTGGTCAGCAGAGAAGTTCAAAGGTCTAGTAATTCAATTAGATCGTGAAGCGAACGAGATTGCTAAGACAACTCGTCGTGGTAAGGGTAACATCGTAATCTGTTCTTCAGACGTTGCTACTGCACTTGCTGCTTCAGGTCAGTTGGACTATCAAGTAGGCGCTGGTCTTGCAGTTGACGATACTGGTAATACATTTGCTGGTACTCTAAACGGTAAGATGAAAGTTTACATCGATCCATACGCAACTATCGATTACATCACTGTCGGATATAAGGGTGCAAACGCTTATGACGCAGGTGTATTCTATTGCCCATACGTACCACTACAGATGGTTAAGGCAGTATCAGAAGATACTTTCCAACCTAAGATTGGTTTCAAGACGCGTTACGGCATGGCTGCAAACCCATTTGTTTCTCCAAAAGGCGAGCAGAACATCGCTGCTACTGCAGGCGTTAACACGTACTACCGCATCATGCGAGTAGACAACCTAATGGTAACATCGTAAGTCTAAGTAACATATAAAAATTAGAACTAGTTTACTAGTCGTTTTAGGGGAGTCTTCGGACTCCCTTTTTTTTGTGTATAAATAAGTGTGTTCACGAACTGGACAAAGTAACAGTGGGGGGATGCCCTATATGGGTAAGCTTTCGGAATCTGGTCATCCAGTAATCTAGAAAACAGGAAAATACTATGCGTTTTATTGCAATTGCATTCGCATTAGTTTTATCTGCTTGCTCAACTGTCGATGCAACCATTGACGGTACTGGTGGTGTTATTAAAGGTGTCGGTTCCGATGTCTTTGGTGTGACCGCAGGTGTGTTGGATGTAACATCTAATTTGATTAAAGATGTTGCAGACAAGACTGGCACAGATGCAACTTCACCAGAAGAGGAATAGAGTAAGATCGCCAAGGAAGGCGCTTATTAACCTGTATAAATAAGATGTATACAGAGGATACATTATGGCACTCACAGATAACAAAAACTTTTTACAACCTACCGGATTTCGTGTAATAATCGAACGCGAGAATTATGGTAACCTAGAATTTTTTGCGCAGTCCGTACAACACCCAGGCTCGACTGTTTCTGCGGTAGAGGTCGCCGTGCCTAGAATAACGGGACTCCCTATCCCTGGCGACACTATTGGTTACGGTGAACTCAATCTAAGTCTTATCCTAGATGAAGACATGACCTCATACAAAGAAGTCCAGAAGTGGCTAGAAGGTTCTGTCTATGGTGAAGGTAATCCATATCATGATATCAGGGTTATTATACTCACAAGTCATAATAACTTCTGTGCTGAGATTCTTTACAAGAACTGCATACCGACACAGTTGGGATCTATTGAGCTGACATCGACTACTGGTGACGTTACATATATCAACTTTGATACTACTTTCAGATTCAGTGAATTTGTACTGTCATGAGTCTCACCAAGTTTCAAATCAAGAATCCAGAAGTACTAAGCATTCTTGAAGACTTCCGGTATACCTATCGAGAACTCTATCAACCGGAGAATAGTAACACTTGTATGTTTCCGGATATGATGGGTAAAGCAGATCACTATACTGGTGAAGATGAGATGTGGAGAATCATCGACATGGGAGAAGACCATGATGGTGCTGCATCTACTTCCGTGTGTTATCCTATCAAACCGGATCACTATAACGGAACCCACCCCGAAGAGTACGCAAAGACATGGCATAATCTAAATGCCTCTTTGACAGAAGAACTGGGGGTGCAACACAGTGCACTATCTACCTTATACCCACCACAGGGATTTATTGGTTGGCATAACAACGCAAATGCCTCTGCGTATAATCTTATCTTCACTTGGTCAGAAAACGGAGACGGATGGTTTAAGTACGTGGACCCTAAGACTCAAGAGGTAATCACAGTTCAAGATGAACAGGGATGGAACCTTAAAGCAGGACACTTTGGTGAGTACGGTTCTGGTGATGTGGTTTACCATACCGCAAGAACTAACTGTTATAGACTGACCCTGAGCTATGTCCTAGGTCACGATGAAGATTATTGGAAAGATTGTATTGACTTTATAACGACTTAGTGTTATACTATATAGTTACAGTGAAATAAGGTTATTATATGATTGATTTAGAATCCATTCTTAAAGAGTGGCGTGAAGACTGTGAGATATCACAGCACCAATTGGATGAAGTCTCCCGACAGACTCCCTCACTACATGCAAAATACTTGCAGTATCTGGCGCTCGCCAAGTTACAACTCAAACGTTCTGAAAATAGCCAGAAGACGTTACTCAAACAAAAGTTCTTATACTACAACGGAAAGATGTCTCAAGAAGAGGTGCTTGCTAGTGGGTGGGATTTAGACCCGTTCAATGGTCTCCGTATGCTGAAGGGTGAGATGGACTACTACTACGATTCGGACCCTGAGATTCAGAAGTCTGAAGAGAAGATCGTCTATCATAAGACACTTATCGAAACCCTAAGTAACATTGTCGATACTTTGAAGTGGAGACACCAGACAGTTAAGAATATGATTGATTGGAGAAAGTTCGAAGCCGGTGGATAATAAGATACGAATCAGGATGAAAGATCACTCCCATTTTATGGTTGAGGCGCATCCAGCACAGGAGCAAGAGTTGAGGGAGTACTTCTCTTTCTTCGTGCCTGGCTATAAATTTATGCCAGCATTCAAATCTCGGCACTGGGACGGGAAGGTGAAACTGTACAACATGGTTTCAAAACAAATGAACGTGGGGTTATATCAGCACCTACGGAGATTTTGTGCCGACCGTTTCTACCAGCTTGAAATACTCGAACATGAGGTATATGGAATACCTTCTTTCAAAGAGGACATCGACCATCCAGCGCTAATCGACTTCTTGACTTTATTGGAAAGTCCTTTCAAACCTAGGGATTATCAGTACAAAGCAATTGCACATGGGGTCGAGAATAGACGCTGTCTGTTACTCAGTCCTACGGGTAGTGGTAAGTCTTTCATCATATACAATCTACTGAGATATTGCTATGAGGTGACTGAAGGTAAAATATTGGTCATCGTTCCGACTACCTCTCTGGTGGAGCAGATGTACAAAGACTTTGCTGACTATGGCTATGATACCGAAGAGTTCTGTCATAAGATATACTCCGGTAAGGAAAAGGTCACTGACAAGCGTGTGATAATCTCTACATGGCAGTCTATTTACAAGTTCGGTGCAGAATGGTTCTCGCAGTTTAACACTATCTTTGGAGATGAAGTACATCTTTTCAAAGCAAAGTCTCTGTCTACTATGATGGACAAGTGTACAGAAGCACAATATAGATTCGGTCTTACTGGAACACTGGACGGTACTGAAACTAACAAGTTGGTTCTAGAGGGATTGTTCGGTCCAACATTTACGGTGACACGTACTGTGGAGTTGCAGAAGAACAAGCAACTTGCAGAACTTGACATCTCAATATTGTTATTACGGTATCACAACGATATCTGTAATATGATGAAAGACAAGAACTATCAAGAAGAACTCGATTACATTGTCACATATGAGCCACGTAATAAGTTTATAAGTAAGATTGCATTAGATCAAAAAGGTAACACGTTAGTTATGTTTCAGTTTGTAGAGAAGCACGGTAAGGTGTTATATGAAATGATCAAAGATCTCGCACCCGAAGGGAGAAAAATCTTTTATGTCTCTGGTGAAGTAGATGCGACAGATCGTGAACAAATACGAGGAATTGTAGAAAAAGAAAATGACTCTATTATTGTTGCCTCTCTTGGCACTTTCAGCACTGGCATCAACATCCGCAATTTGCATAATATTGTATTTGCGACTCCATCCAAATCCCAAGTTAAAGTCCTCCAATCAATTGGTCGTGGCCTTCGTCAGTCTGACGACGGTAGGACTACTAAGCTTATTGATATCGCTGACGATCTCCATGTCAAGTCTCATAAGAATTTTACCTTGAAACATAGTGCCGAAAGAATAAAGATATATACTAAAGAAGGGTTCAGATATAAAGTCTATCCCATTGACCTAAAACCAATAAGAGTAAATGATAATGATGAAGAAGGATTCTTCGGTTAGACACTTGAAATTAATCACTGGTGAAGAAGTTATCTGTGAGGTACTAGATGAGGACTCAGAGCATATTGTTGTGAATAACGCAATGAGCCTGATGCAGAATACATTGAAGAATGGTGAGAAGTTCTTTACGTTCAAAACGTATATGATATATCAAGATACTCCTACTAATGTAATGTTGATTTTTACTGATAAGATTATGTCTCTCGCTATTCCTGTTAAAGAAATGGTTGAGCAGTATAGAACTGCTTTAGATGAGATGGCAAAGTACTTGGAAGATAATTATTCTGAAGTTCTTCTTAAAGATGATTTTCATGAAGATGATAAATCTTTAGAGGATTGGTTGGAAGAAATGAATAAAGAGGACGGAATTGACTCAGATGTAGACGGGATGTTGATGAATTAATTGCTTATATTCCCTCTGGACTACAAGCTAGATTATACACCATAAAACAACCTTTGTCAAGGGCAACATGAAATATTTTATAATTTTAACGATAAGTACCTTTATTCCGAAAAGATTCGCGGCTGTTGTCTTTGGTCCTATCATCTTTGTGCGTCGAGCATATAGAGATAATGTTCCTCTAATAGAACACGAGAAGGTCCATGTACGTCAGTTCTGGAGAACTTTCTGCACACACTTTCTTTGGTATCAGTTCAACGATGAGTACAGACTCAAGGCAGAAGTTGAAGGGTATGCCACTCAGATCAAACATAGAGAACTCCTTGGTCTGCCTCAGGACTATGACCGATACACTAATTATATTTGCACACTCTACGGGTTAAATGTTACTCATGAGAGGGTCAGGGATATGCTTGTCAAAGCAAGAAGTAAGTTGTGATGGTAGTAGGTTTTACTTGTTCTTCTTTTGACCTACTCCATTCTGGTCACGTTGCGATGCTTAGGGATGCTAAAGCGCACTGTGACTACTTGATATGTGGGTTACAGGTAAACCCTTCGATAGATCGTAACTACAAGAACGCACCAGTTCAGACTATTGTGGAAAGGTATTCACAACTCAATGCAGTAGGTTATGTAGATGAGATTATTCCCTATGTGACAGAGCAGGACTTGGAAGACATTTTGGCCATGTATCAGATTGACCTACGAATACTTGGTGAGGAATATAGGGACAAAGACTTTACTGGGAAGGACATATGTAGGAAGAGAGGTATACAGTTATACTTCAATGAACGCTCTCACAGATTTTCATCTAGCGATTTGCGTCGGAGAGTCGTAGAAACCAATTGACACACGGGTGTTTATTTGGTATAATACATACTAAATTCAACGAGTACTATACTATGAAACCAAAAGAAAAACCACATTACGTAAACAATAGAGACTTCTCTAATGCAGTCGTGGATTACTGCACAACCGTAATGGAGGCTAAAGAACAAGGTGATCCGCATCCCGTGGTGACCAATTATATTGCTACTTGTTTTTTAAAGATTGCAGAAGGACTGTCTCACAAAGCAAACTTCGTTCGTTATACCTATCGTGAAGAGATGGTAATGGATGCAGTAGAGAACTGTCTAAAGGCAATAGAGAATTACGATATCGAGGCGGCAACCCGTTCGGGTAAACCTAACGCCTTCGCGTACTTCACACAGATATCATGGTATGCATTCTTGCGTAGGATACAGAAGGAAAAGAAACAACAAGACATCAAAATGAAGTATATTGCTGAGGCAGATATCGGTTCCTTCATGGGTGATGACGAAGGTGGTGGTTTCCAACAACAGAGTTCTCCTTTCGTTGATACCTTGAGACAACGTATTGATATTGTCAAAGGTGCAGATGCAGAATTCAAAGAATACGCAAAAGAAGAGAAGAAGAGAAAGAAACGTGCTGTTTATGTTGACTCAGATTTATCAGATTATTTAGATTAGCCCTTGACAATACGTATGTATTGTAGTATAATAGTCGTCATATAAATTGAGTTGAGTCATTTATGAAAATAGCAATACTGAACGACACTCACTGTGGGTGCCGCAATTCGTCTGACATCTTTATGGACTATCAAGAACGCTTCTATGGTGAGGTGTTCTTTCCGTATCTTCGTGAGAATGGTATTACTCAGATCCTACATCTGGGTGACTACTATGATAATCGCAAGACAATCAATCTAAAAGCACTGAACCACAATCGTCAAATCTTCTTGGACAAACTCCGTGAGTATAACATACACATGGACATTATCCCAGGCAACCACGACGTTTACTTCAAGAATACTATTGAACTTAACTCTCTGAAAGAGTTGATGGGTCACTACATTAATGAAGTAGATATCCTTATGGACCCTATCGTGCGTGACTATGATGGTGTTAAGTTTGGTCTAGTGCCATGGATATGTCCTGAGAACGAGAAAGAGATATTGACCTTCTTAGACAAGTGTGGTGCTGATGTCATTGGTGGCCACTTTGAACTAGCAGGGTTTGAGATGGACAAGGGTATCATCTGTCACAGTGGTATGGATCCAAAACCACTAGAACGTTTTGAAACCGTGTTGTCCGGACACTTCCATACCAAATCCAGTAAAGGCAATATTACTTACCTAGGTTCTCAGATGGAGTTCTTCTGGAACGACGCACACGACCCTAAGTTCTTTCACGTGTATGATACCGACACTCGTGAGATGACTGCCGTACGTAATACCGTGGCCCTATTCCACAAGATTCACTATGATGAAGACACAGTGAACTACTTTGAAGATCTTTCTCACTTGGACGGTAAGTTTGTTAAGTTGATTGTAGTCAACCGTTCGGACATCAAAAAGTTTGAACGTTACGTTGAAAGAATCCAGCAACAGAAGATTCATGAGTTAAAGATTGCTGAAGACTTCAGAGAATTTCGTGGAGAAAACGTCTCTGATACTGATATAACTATTGACGACACCGAAACTTTAGTGTATAATTATATCAAAGAAGTCGAGACAGATTTGGATAAAGAACGAATCAAATCTGTAGTATCCGAATTAATGATTGAAGCACAGAGTGTAGAGATTGCATGATAAAGTTTGAAACCCTACGTTGGAAGAACTTTCTTTCGACGGGCGATTATTATAATGAAATTAACTTTCTTGATAGTCCGACTAATCTTATCGTCGGTGAGAACGGTGCTGGTAAGTCCACCATGCTTGATGCGTTATCGTTCGCATTGTTTGGTAAGGCACACCGCAAGATTACCAAGAACCAGTTGGTCAACACGATCAACAACAAAGCTTGTGTCACCGAAGTTACATTTACAGTAAATGGTGTACTATACCGTGTAGTGCGTGGAATCAAACCTGCCAAGTTTGAAATCTACAAAGACGGTACTATGATTAACCAGAGTTCACACGCACGTGAATATCAAGAGATTCTTGAGAAGAACGTCCTACAGATGTCTCACAAGAGTTTCCACCAGATCGTTGTTCTCGGCTCGTCGTCTTTTATCCCCTTCATGCAACTCAACTCAACATCTAGGCGTGACGTGATAGAAGACCTCCTTGACATTAACATCTTCTCCAAGATGAACATGTTACTCAAGGAAAAGACCTCTCTCCTAAAGGGCGAGCTAGAGAACAACACTCATTCTATTGAGGTAGTTAAGACCAAGATAAACTCACAGAAGAAGTATATCCGTGACCTTACTGCTATCAACACTCAACACCGTAAAGATAAAGAGGGTGAGATATCAGAACTACAGACGGAGATAGGTGAACTCAACACAGTCAATACGACTCTGTCTGAGACTGTCAATACTTTGTTACCTACGATCAATGAGAATCTCGGCACAGTACGTTCTAGTAAACAACAACTAGACCAGTACTATGCACAATTCAAGACTCAGGTCAAGGCAGTGGTCAAAGAGGCAAAGTTCTTTGATAACCATGAACACTGTCCTACTTGTGACCAAGACATTGCAGAAGATCTGAGACACGACAAGAAAGAGTGTGCACATCTCAAAGCGAAAGAACTCAAGCAAGCCATGGATAAGGCAGAAGAACAACAAGGAAAGTATCAGGAAGAGATTGTTAGTCTTGAAACCCAACTCTCTGAGTGCCTTGCTGATCAAAACAACTTGAACAATAACAACCAGACTATCAGTCGTCTGCAACGATCTATTGGAAAGATACAGCAGGACCTACAGGACATGACAGAGAATCATGGTGATATGGGTCAGGCAAATACAGATCTAACGACTCTGGATTCCGAATTACACGAAAGGACAGATGAGAAGTTTATCCTCAACGAGAGGGCTGCGTACAACCGTATCGCAAGTGAGTTACTTCGTGACACTGGAATCAAGACTAAGATCATTAAACAGTACGTGCCAGTCATCAATGAGTTGACGAACAAGTACTTGCAGATTCTAGATTTCTTTGTCCACTTTGAGTTGGACGATAGTTTTAGTGAGACCATCCGGTCACGGTACCGTGATACGTTCTCATACGACTCATTCTCTGAGGGTGAGAAACAGCGTATTGATTTGTCTCTACTGTTTACGTGGCGACAGATTGCTAAGATGAAGAATTCGGTATCGACTAATTTGTTGATACTTGATGAGACGTTCGACTCTTCGTTGGACGGTGAGGGTGTTGATAACCTTATGAAGATCATCGACACTTTGAAAGATGACACTAATGTCTTTGTTATCTCCCACAAGACTGAACTTGAGGATGCTCACTTCGAACGCAAGCTGACATTCGTCAAAGATAAAAACTTCAGTCGAATGAGAGAAAGCACTTGACAGACGGTCACAAATGTTATATAATGGTCACCATATTAACTGAGGAAACATTCAATGGAACTATCTAATCGCACCGTCGAGATACTGCGTAACTTCTCGACTATCAATCCCAACATTGTAGTCAATGGCGGTAACGTCTTGAAGACTATGTCTATCGCAAAGAACATCGTATCTCGTGCTGAGATTGAAGAGAGTTTTCCGAATACGTTCGGTATCTATGATCTCTCTGAGTTCTTGTCTGTGTTGTCTCTGGTAGACCGTCCATCAATCACTTTTGGGGACAGTTTCTGTACCGTATCGGACGGCAGTGGTCTATCATCTGTGAAATATTTCTACTCTGATCCTGAGATGCTTTCTGCACCTAAGAAAGACATCGTCATGCCAGAGTGTGAAGTCAAGTTCTTACTTACTAACGAAACCCTAAGTAAGATCAAACGTGCATCATCTGCGCTTGGTTACGACAATATCTCTATCCGTCCAAACGGAAATTCGATTGAAGTCACAGTAGTCGATACAAATGATTCTACGTCTAACTCATTCTCTGTATTGGTTGAAGGCAGTTTCCCCGAAGGTGCCGACTTTAACTTTATCATGGGTGTGGGAAACATGAAGCTGTTGGGTGAAGATTACGAAGTATCTGTTTCTACGAAACTGATCTCTCACTTCAAATCAATCACTTCAGAAACGCAATACTTTATTGCACTTGAAAAGTCATCTACTTACGGAGCATAAAATGACTGAAGACCAGAAAAATTTAAATGACCTAGCAAATCGTGTTGCACGTTCATGTGTTGCGGTAGTAGATACCGTAGTCACTCGTGGCGGTTTCAAAGGTGAAGAACTAACCACCATTGGTCAATTACGTGACCAAGCAGTCAGTGTTGTTGCACTTTATGAGAATGTCGCAAAGGCATTCGCAGAAGAGTCCGCAAAGGAAACACAAACTTCGAAGTCGAAAGCGTCTAAGAAGTAACCCCTTCGGTTCCCTGAATCATAATGTCTTTGCCCTAGGATATGATTCGAGTTGAAACATCTATATTATGAATTATTTGGTTCAGGGAACCGTCTTTAATTATGAAGTATTATGACAAAGAGATAGCGAGAGAAACGCTGATACATGTGTCTTTGGGCACTCTCATAAACTATCCTCTTAACATATTCTTCACTTGGTTGGTTATTGTTCAGTGGGGAAATACTGATCCGGTATTTTTGTCTACAACTTTAACGGCTGGGATCTCAGTTATTGCGTTCACGCGCATATACATAGTACGTACTCTTACAGAAAAACGTAAGAGACGTAAGAACACGCTCGGATAGCTCAGCAGGCAGAGCAGCTGATTTGTAATCAGCAGGTCGTCGGTTCGATTCCGACTCCGAGCTCCACTTACATATGAATAGATATAATCTTCATCATAGAAAAAAGTCATACTGTTTTATGTTCGTTTAGTAATAAATACAAGTTCAAGCTTGTTGGAACTAGGAATGACACACGGAAAAATATCTGATTTTGTAGCGCGGTCAATGACCGCATTTTTTAGGTTCTTTGCGGATACTTTCTTCGGTAATCGTTATGGACATCGTGCACTTGTTTTAGAAACAGTTGCAGGGGTCCCAGGCATGGTGGGTGGTATGTTAACTCACCTGAAAAGTCTGCGAAGACTTCAGTCTGGTAACGGTACTAAGATACATGAGTTACTTGCTGAAGCAGAGAACGAGAGAAAACATCTAATGTTCTTCATGGAGGTAGTCCAACCATCCATGCTAGAACGTATAATAATTATCATCGCACAATTCGTATTCTGGCACTATTACCTAGTGCTGTACATCCTATTCCCTAAGACCGCTCATCGCATGGTGGGTTACTTTGAGGACGAGGCTGTGCGTAGTTATACTAATTACTTAGCGTTGATAGAATCTGGGGCAATCGAAGACGTGCCGGCACCTCAGATATCAATTGAATACTATGGAATGTTGGAAGATGCACTACTGTCTGACATGATAAAATATGTGCGAAAAGATGAACAACATCACGCAAAAGTTAATCATAACTACGCTGATGAGACTGAAGATAATTATAAATAATTGTCTGAAGAAGGTTTACATGAGGGAGTATTTGTAGTATAATATCCCCCATTGAAAGTTAATTTATATTATGGAGTTGTACATGAGCAATGAGTTTTTGTGGGTAGAGAAGTACCGCCCGAAGAAAGTTTCGGAAACTATACTTCCGGATGAACTAAAACAAACATTTCAAAACATCGTGGATGGTGGTGAGATCCTCAACATGATGTTCACCGGCACTGCCGGTACTGGTAAGACCACAGTCGCACGTGCGATCTGTGAGGAACTTGACCTAGACTATATTGTCATCAACGGGTCTGAAGAAGGTAACATTGATACACTGCGTGGTAAGATTAAACAGTTTGCCTCTTCTGTGTCTCTGTCCGGTGGTTACAAGGTTGTCATCCTAGATGAGGCTGACTATCTAAACCCCCAATCGACGCAACCTGCTCTCCGTGGGTTCATCGAAGAGTTCTCAAATAATTGTCGTTTCATCATGACATGTAATTTTGAGAATCGTATCATCGAACCTCTACACTCAAGGTGTTCTAAATACGCCTTCAACTTCGACAAGAAAACTATGACCTCACTATGCGGTGGGTTCATGCAGCGACTCCAAGGAATCTTGCAAGAAGAGGGAGTGGAGTTCGACAACAATGTGGTGGCGAATGTCATCATGAAACATGCACCAGATTGGAGACGTGTGCTGAATGAGAGTCAGAAGGGTTCTATGTCTGGTACTCTCAATGTCCCCATGAGTGCGAGTGCAGATATCTCTGACACTTACACACAATTATTCAGCGCAATCCGTGAGAAGAATTTCAAGAAGATGCGGTCGTGGGTGGTTAACAATATTGATGTCGAACCAGCCTCAATCTTCCGTGGTGTCTACGATAAAATGTATGACCACGTCGCCCCAAACAGTATTCCTCAGTTGGTACTTATCCTTGCGGATTATCAATACAAGAATGCATTTGTTGCGGATCATGAATTGAATCTTGTCGCATGTATGACTGAAGTCATGGCGAACGTAGAGGTCAAGGCGTGAGTCCATTTGATTTTCTAAAAAGTATAAATGACACTAAAGTAAATTTGATAGACAATGATGCAGACAACGTCAAATACTATAATGGGTTTGTCGTGAATAGGTCTCTATCTTATTTCCCAGACACTATACTTTTGTCTAACGAAATGAATAGACTGCATCACTTAGATGATAAAATGCAGTACGACTTTCTTATAAATATTGTAAGGAAGAAGAAGCGATTCTCTAAATGGGATAAACCTGAGCAAAGAGCTGACATGGAATGTATCAAGGAATATTTTGGTTACAGTGAACAGAAAGCGAAACAAGTTGTAGGGCTCTTGACGGAATCACAAATAAAAACAATTAAAGATAAGGTTGCCAAAGGTGGAAGAGAATAATCTTGTTCAATGGAATTCTGATATGATGTTAGAAATCAGTCTATCAGAACCAGACGACTTTCTTAAAGTTAGAGAAACTTTAACGCGTATAGGTGTTGCCTCCAGAAGAGATAATACGCTATATCAGTCATGCCATATCTTGCATAAGCAAGGTAGGTATTTCATCGTCCACTTCAAAGAGTTGTTTCTACTAGACGGAAAAAAGTCTAATCTAGAGACCTCCGATATGGAGAGACGTAACACAATTGCCACTCTGCTAGCAGATTGGGGATTAGTCGGGATTGTCAACAAAGAGGTCGCACGAGATTGTGCACCTATGAGACAAATTAAAATTATCTCATACAGAGATAAATCTGAGTGGACACTACAACCAAAATACAATATTGGGAATAGCTAATGTCAGAAGATTATTATGGTATATTTGAAGACCGCGAAGAAAACATTCGCACCAAGACTCCGTTCGTAGGCAGACTGCCGTTTGATATGAAAGAGACTTATAATTGGAATGAGTTCATGCATATGATGGACTCACATCCAGATAAACTATACGATAGAAACTCAGATAAAATGCGTATAGGTCTAAACCAGTTTCATACTCGCGGTAGTTCACCGGAGTTTGCTAGAACGATATATACAGAATTGAAAGACGTGTTTACCTTACACGAAAATAAAATTACAAACATTGCGTTCAGTGGTTTCGGTCGTGCTAGTGGGTCATACCCTTGGCACAAAGATGCGATGGATGTGTTCTTAGTTCAGGTTATTAGTACTGTCGGTCTAAAAGTAGAAGGCATTAACAACGAAGAACAGTTTGATTTTGAGCCAGGTATGTATGTTTATTTACCAAGACAGACGCATCACCAAGTATTCCCAAGGGAATCTCGTGTGTCGTTCTCGTTTGGAATAGAAGGAAAACCGGACCCATCAATGTACTATTAAAGGACGAACAATGTCGGACCCAAAGAATAATGTTGTATCTCTGGCCGAGATCAGTGCAAAGAAAATAGAGAAAGAAAACGAATTAGAATTTTATCGTAGACATTTGAGGATGTGTGAACAGAAGTTATCGTATGTTCAGATGGATATAAATGTCACGAATGAAATAATCAACATGATTGAAAATGAGAGCATTGTGTTGGTTGATGTCGAAGTCCCTGTCATTGAAATTGATGATAGTGATGATGACGAATAATAGTAACATTTATTTAATAAATTGTTACGTTTAATCTCATAACTTGTATATATAGTACCGGATATGCCGAATTGGTCGGGTATCCATTATAAACTTGCTAATTATTTAGGAGTCACAACATGACGTTAACAGCAAAACAACTATTTCCACGCTCAGCGTTTGTCGGTTTTGATACAATGATCGACGAACTAGACCGTATCTCGCGGCATTCGGGTGACACATTCCCTCCGCATAATATATTAAAGACGGGTGAGGATCAATACCTAATCGAACTCGCCACCGCTGGTTTCAGCGAGGCGGAATTAGAAATCGAAGTAAAGAACCGAACACTGACCATTCGAGGGCAGCATAACGATACGGGAAGAGACTATATCCATAAGGGTATTTCAACGAAAAAGTTCGAGCGGCAATTCAGGCTGTCGGAGTATGTTGAAGTAATGGGAGCTGATTTCAGACAAGGACTACTTGCCATTAAGTTGGAAGTCATAATACCTGAAAATCAGCGGCCTCGTAAAGTAGAAATTAACGGGTCTAACACTATCAAAGACCCACAACTTCTAAACGAGGAGACAATCAATGCAACAGATAAAACGTTACATGGCTAAGAGAGATGCCGCAGACCTAGAAGTATTAGGTCTGATCGGAATCAACCTTGCATGTATATGGACTGTGGTGCTGTGTTTAGCATCAATAATGTAAGAAGAAAGAAGGGAGATTAATTCTCCCTTTTTTTATACCTGAAGGAAACCCATTGGACTACGATATAGAACATTACGACGCAAAGGGGTGGGTTCATTTGCCTTCTTTGATAGATGATGACATTATAAGTAAGGTCAAGACGATTGGTGTTGAACTCCGTAAGGACTATCCTAAGTATTCGGAGTGGAAAGGTATATCTTGTGCTGGTAGATTCAGTGAGGATCTGTTCGACATTTATACTTCAGAAGTTATGTATGATTTGACTAGACAGATACTAGGTGATGTGGTATACTTGTTCAACGATCAAATGGTTATGAAAATGCCTAGAGACAGTTTAGAGTTTCCAGCACACTATGATAATCAGTACGGTCCTAATAAAAATTCTGGTATTCATACCATAAACGTTGCATGGATACTAGATGATATAACAGCAAGAAACGGATCATTAGAAGTACAGAACATTGATAATAAGAAATGGTCTACGCCTGTTTTGAAAAGAGGTGATGTGTTAGTGATTAATGGAAATACTATGCACCGTAGTTACCCGAATAAAAGTGCACATGCAAGAGGTCTATATGCTTGTGTGTATGCAGACAAACCCATAACATTAGATGGGTTTTACAGAGAACAGTTTACACGATGAAAGCAATACAGATTGTAATAAAAGGGAATGAACGGTCTGAAGAGTACGCTTCACTCTCCCGTTATTCTTTTCAACGTGCCATCGATGATGGTTTTATAGACTCCATCGAAACCTTCGACGCCATCACACCAGACTCTGAAGACTTTGAAGAGCATGTGTCTAGGTATAACTGGTCAAAAAGTCTTATGACTCTAGACCTAAACTCTGGTAACGGTAAAGATGATCACTCTGCCACAGAGAAAGCAGGGATGTGTTCTCATTGGGAACTTATGCGGCTGCAAGGACAATCCGACGAAAAGTTCTGGATTATGGAACACGACACATGGTTGCTCGAAGAACGTTACGAGGCGTTCAAACTTCTCTCTGAGTATGCAGATAATACTCTCTATGCGAACATAGGGTTGTTCATGGGTATGTACTGCATGGATAGAGGATTCGCACACTGGGCGCATCACATGATGACCACCAATGAATTTCCTATAAACTGTGGACCCTACTGTGTTCTCCAACGTCTTTTCAGAACATACACGACAGACTTCCTAGCTAGACCAGATATAAATTACTACGGAATTCGCAATACTGCCTTGCATCCTTGGACTGATTGTGATACAATAGGTGTTGGTCGTGACATTGGAATTTACTTCAACCACCGTGACAGACATAAGACTGGAATTCCAACACCGACCACTCAGTTGATTTCAAAACGCCTTGCAGTAACTCAGGAGCATCATGGGTACTCAGACAAGAAGCAGCAAGAA